GAACTGACAAATTAAAGGAAGCATGGGAGGTGACGAATTCATGTATGTGTAAACAGGAAAGTTTGCTCCTTTAAAATCCATCGATCCGTAATTGGCACTTCTTGATAAGAATATGTTAGGTGTGTACGGAAATACCACCCCACGGTTCGCTATTAAAGGCGTTAACACATTCTTATTTTTGTGGTCAAAGAAAGTTTCAGCATTTTTTTTATATAACTGTAATCTTGCCCTGTAATCACTATGCGATGCTTTACGATTAGAGCCTGCTGATTCTTGTGCTCCATCTGAGCCGCCGGCACCGGTCTGTATACCGTCGTTATCTTCCATATTATCTCCTAATTTACATAATGTATTTATCAGTTTCAATAAAACTGCTGTTAATTCCTAAAAGTGGATAATTATACTTGACTTCTGAAAAAATAAATGTATAATACATTAAATGGAGATTACATACAATGGCACAAAAATACTTAAACAATAAAGACTTACTCGCACAGATACATAAAAGTAAAATGAGTTTCACATGGACTAAGTCACCGCAGTACGATCGACCCGATATTATCGTCGATGATGTTAATGATATTAATACACAAATATTAGATCAAGCAAAACAGAACAAAGCAGGACGCATGAAGGACATTGCTTATCAGTCAGCAGTCAAAGATTACACAGGACCTGCTAATAAGAAGCCTAAACAAAAAGAGTTCTTAGTAGACCCAATGAGCATACCAGATGAAGACGTCACCGTTAGAGTTATGAATATGGATCACATACCATTAGAGCCAGGCAGGAAGAAAAATCCTAGGAACGAAGCAGAGACTAAAGCAAAATGTAACTTTCCAGCATTCAAACACTATGCTAAAGTTAACGGAGAGATAACAGAAGTCGCCAGAAGCCATTGGAAGGGCGGACTTAAAAGCGGTAAGTTTGATGTAACACACGGCGGTATCACAAACGAATTAGGCAAAATGTATCTTAAACTAGTTGAAAGATATAGTCAAAGAGCAAACTGGAGAGGCTACACATACATTGATGAAATGCGTGGACAAGCACTTTTACAGTTAGCAATGATTGGCTTACAGTTTAATGAAGCAAAGTCAGACAATCCGTTTGCTTATTATACAGCCGCAATCACAAACAGTTTTACAAGGGTTCTTAACATTGAAAAAAGAAACCAAAACATCAGAGACGACATACTTATTGACTCTGGACATTTGCCCAGTTATGGAAGGCAGATAGCACACGAAAATGCGATGAAAGCCGCTAGGGCAGAAGCAAATTCGGAGAGTGCTGAAAAAAATGACTGATAATTTATTTGATAAAGCCGCAGTTTTTACAGATATACATTATGGCTTAAAACAAAACAGCCACCAGCATTTAAAAGACTGTAACGATTTTGTAGACTGGTTTATTACTGAAGCAAAACTTCGTAAAGCAGAAACCTGTTTCTTTTTAGGTGACTGGCATCATCACAGAGCAAGTATTAATATTGCTACTATGAATGCTAGTTTAAGAGATCTTAAAAAACTCAGTGACGCATTTGAAAAAGTATATTTCATCACAGGCAACCACGATTTATATTACAGAGATAAAAGAGAACTTAACAGTATTGAATTTGCTCGTGATCTACCTAACTTTATTATGGTAGATGAAATATTTGAAGAGAAAGGCGTATCAATCATACCATGGCTTGTGGGCAGTGAACACAAGAAGGTAGCAAAGATAGATTGTAAATATATGTTTGGTCATTTTGAGTTGCCGTTCTTTAAAATGAACGCCATGGTAGAAATGCCAGATCACGGTGGTATTACAGCAAGTATGCTAGACAAACCTGAATATGTATTTACAGGACACTTTCATAAAAGACAATACAATCATAACATACATTACATAGGTAATGCGTTCCCACACAATTACGCAGACGCACAGGACAACGACAGAGGATACATGTTCCTCGAGTGGGACAAAGAACCACAGTTTGTTAATTGGCCTGACTGTCCAAAGTATGTTACATGCGGCTTAGTAGAACTTATTGATAATCCAGGAAAGTTTCTAGGTAATACAACTTATGCTAGAATTAAATTAGATGTAGATATTAGTTATGAAGAAGCATCTTTTATAAAAGAAAACTTTATGGAAAAATACAAGTGTAGAGAAATACAACTTGTACCCGTTAAAGAAGTAGAAGAAGAATACGAAGCAGGCGAGATACATTTCGAAAGTGTCGAACAGATTGTTATTAGTCAATTACAAACAATTGAAAGTAATACAGTAGACACTGATAAACTTATTAACATTTACCAAAACTTATAATATGCTAAACATTAAAAATATCAGTGTAAAGAATTTCATGAGCGTCGGAAATAATGTCCAAGGCGTTAGATTTGACGATAAACATTTAACCTTAGTACTAGGCAACAACTTGGACCTGGGTGGTGACGGTAGTAGAAACGGTACAGGCAAGACTACTATTATTAACGCACTAAGTTATGCTCTTTACGGAGAAGCACTAACAAACATTAGGCGTGATAACTTAATCAATAAAACAAATGCCAAGGGCATGATAGTGTCATGCGACTTTGAACTTAACGGAATAGAGTATCGCATAGAAAGAGGAAGACGACCTAATGTGTTGCGGTTATTTGTTAATGGTACAGAACAAGAAGATCAAGAGCAACAGGGCGATAGTAGAGAAACACAAAAGCAGATAGAAAAAATTATCGGCTTTAGTCATCAAATGTTTAAGCACATTGTGGCATTAAACACTTACACAGAACCTTTCTTGGGTATGAAGAATAACGATCAGCGAGACATGATCGAGCAATTATTAGGTATTCAAGAACTATCGCAAAAAGCAGAAACACTTAAAGACAGAATGAAAGATACTAGAGACAGTATCAAAGAAGAAGAATTCCGTATTAATGCTATGAAAGATAGCAATGAGCGTATGGATAAAAATATTAAAGAATTAGAAAGCCGTAGTAATGCTTGGGAAAGAAACAAGACTGTTAAACTAGATGAAATGGCCGATGCGTTAGAGCAACTTAAAGAAATTGATATTGATAGCGAAGTTGAAAAGCATAACACATTGGTTGTTATCAAAGACCACGAAGCAAATTTAAATATATTATCAAATAATTTATCAAACACACTTAACTCTTTTAAAAGAAGTAAAAGTAAACTAAGCGAACTAGAATCAAACTTAATCAAAGCACAGGAAGGCGTATGCCCTGCGTGTGAGCAAAGTACAGCACACTTGGACACACACGAAGCATACACTAAAGAATTACAAGTTAAAATCACAGAAGAAAAAGAATACTTTAACGGTTTAACAATTAAAGAGTCTGACCTTAAAGACGGCATAGATATACTAGGACCCATAGAAGATCGTCCTAGTACATTTTATAAAACATTAGAAGAAGCACTGACACACCGTAACAATGTTGATAATTTAATTGAAAGCATAAGCACAAAGCACAGTGAAGAAAATCCTTACATAGAACAAATTGAATCAATGAGACAAACAGGTATTCAGGAAATTAGTTGGGACATTATTAACGAACTTACAGCACTAAAAGATCATCAAGAGTTCTTGTATAAACTGCTAACAAGTAAAGACAGTTTTATTAGAAGACGTATTATTGATCAAAACATTGCTTACTTGAATCACAGACTAGCACACTACTTGGATGCTATTGGCTTACCGCATGACGTTAAGTTTAACAGCGACCTAAGTACAGAGATCACAGAATACGGCAGAGACTTAGACTTTGATAATCTAAGTAGAGGTGAGCGTAACAGACTTATACTAAGTTTAAGTTGGGCATTCCGTGACATATTTGAAAGTCTTAATCATCCAATGAACTTCTTGTGTATTGACGAACTGATTGACAGCGGACTAGATGCCACAGGTGTTGAGAATGCTTTAGGTATACTTAAGAAAATGAGTAGAGAGCAGAATAAAAACATCATGCTTATATCACACAGAGAAGAACTCAGCGGTAGAGTTAACGATGTATTATATGTGATTAAGGAAGGAGGCTTTACTAGTTATAACACGGACACAGAGTATGTCGAGGCATAACAATGGCTGATTGGTTATACAACGGTAAACCCATAAACACACTTCCAGAAGATTGCGAAGCATTTGTATATCTAATTACCAATAACACAAACAATAAAAAATATGTGGGCAAGAAACTAGCAAAGTTTAAAACCACTAAGCCACCGCTGAAAGGCAAAAAGAACAAACGCAGAGGCACAAAAGAATCAGACTGGCAAACTTACTGGGGCAGTTCAGACAATTTAAAAGAAGATGTCGAGGCAATTGGTGAAGATAACTTTACAAGAGAAATTTTATACTATTGCCCTAGCAGAGGGGTTGCTAGTTATATAGAAGCAAGAGAACAATTTGAAAGGAAAGTTTTACTGCGAGACGACTATTATAATGGAATTATCAATGTTCGCATTGGTGGTTCAAAAATCTTACGAGAAGGTTTAAAAGATTCACCTGTAAATCCAGATACATAAACTCCACCTATAACCTGAAACTATTTCGCTTACAGCATGTGCGTTGTTACTTGTAAAAAGTATTCCGTCTCCTACTTCTAATCCAATAGGAGTACTATCAATAGAAAATTCGCCGCCTTCGAACTCGTCATTGAGCGTAACACATATTGAATATGTCGATGGGTCTTTGTGTGGGAAACATCCTTCGCCTGGGTTATAGTAGTTCACATAGAAAAAATCAGTATCTAATAATGTAACTGTTTCTGATTCAATACTTATTGGTTTGATTAAACTAACAATATACGCCGCTAAATCTTTCTCTAATCTTATTCTGCGAGTTATAAAGGCATTAGGTGTGTGTTTATCTCTCCATACAACATTAGTCCAATAGCCAGGTTCTTTAAGTTCAGTGCCACCATCTTTTTTGCGTGATTCGTCTGGTAATTGATTTATAATTTCAGAACACTGATCCTTGGTAAACATACCATTTATAATAACATGTGACATGCATGTACTTATACATCTTATATATAAAACATGTATATATTTTGTTAACTCAAAAAACCCAGATACACAAACTCCATCTAGTACTAAAAATTATTTCACTTAATTTGTGTGTGGTGTTACCTGGAAAAATTACACCGTCGCCTGTGTTTAATTTCACAGGCTTATTGTTAACAAAAAACTCTCCGCCTTCAAACTCATCATTAAGAGCAATACATATTGTATACTTTGTTGGGTCTCTGTGTTCAGTACAATATTCGCCTTTGTTATAATAATTTACATAGAAAAAATCATTATCTGATATTGTGTATGTTTCTGCCTCTATGCTTACTGGCTTAATTAAACTGCTGACATGGGCCGCCTGATGTTGTTCTAATCTTATTCTGTGTGTATTAAATTGTTTGTTTATTTTAGTCCACTCAGCATCGGTCCATTTACCAGGAGTAAGATTAAGACTAGTGTTACTTAATCTATTTGTTTCGTCCGGTAATTGGCGTATAACGTCGGTACACTGATCTTTAGTCAACATGCCGGTGATTGTAAAAGGCTCCATAGCATTATTTATGACCACGGTTACTCAATAAATGTTATAGGCAACGTCTTAAGACGATAACTAATTGCTGAAGAACACAAAAAAACACGGCACACACAGACACCAAGTCTAACTCACATTACGGCACCCACATAGGACTATACACCCGCCCCAACAGAGGCAATGAATATCTGGCTCCTCGACAATCCGGCAATGGAAACACCCGGTGCGAGATTATTGGAGATGTATAGCGGCAAAGATACAAACAACGACAAACAGTATTAGAAGAATGTAGGCACTGAGAAAAAGCAACCTACAAGTTTGTGTAACAGAACTCTACAATGTTATACAGACTTCCGTGAGATTCGAGACGGTAGTGTATGGGGACAGAAGGCTCACCGGTTCCTAGTAGCACCCGAGTTAGAGATGGTAATGGTTCACTTGATGACACCTGACATGCTTCTCCTTGCATAAGGAGAATTATGGCTCAAGTTACTTGATAACTTAAATGTTAAAAAACTTGCAAACAAAAACTGTCATGAAACGAAGTGAATGAAGTTTGAAGTTGGCAAAGACACGAAGTGTCTGATAAAGTAAACACATAAATATTAATATGATACCAGTACAAGATAATTGGATACACATAAAAAATGAGTTTATAGATAGTTGTGAGTCTGATATCAACAACATACAATTATTTAAGAAACTTGGATTATTCAAAATGCTACTCCCTACCTCAATGGGTGGTATAGATGGTCACTTACAAGACTTACTGGAATGTCAAATACAATTAAGTCAGCATTGCGTAGACACAGCAAACAAATACATAAGGTGTGCGAGTGCTCCATATTTATTAAAACAATTCGGAGATGCTGTATTCCAAGAAGTATACGCACAGGATAACGATGCGTTGGTACTGTTGTACCCCGGAGATCTAGAAACTGCTAGAACTATGACCCTAGAGCCTATATACGATTGGATTATTGTACAGGATGACGAATACTACTGTTTACTTAATGCGGCTGATAGAAATTTTGAGCCGGAGCGGTATAAACTAGGCCTCCGCACCATGTACGATAACCCACATATACTATCATGGTTTCAACTGTACAATAGAGTGCTTACAGCAAGTGCAATAGGTAGCCTGGAACAAGTATGCCGTATACTGATGAACACCGCACACAGCGACTTATACGCAGTCCTAGGCATGGTATTAAGCGAGGCCGACGAGATGAGAGTTGTACTACACAGAAACATCAATCACGCATTGCTACACATACAGGATGGCGAACAAATACCTTTATATGACCGTACCAAATACAAGGTACAGAGCACTAATTCTTATATAAAAGCCATGGATTGCTTGGAAAAAGTCATTAATTTAACCGATAACTCAGAGGTAAGGAGTATATATACTCAGGTAAACTCAATGGATCTCGAGCATTTAAACAACTTTAAAGAGGATTTTAAGGGGTATATAATGTATCTTAACAGCGATAATAACAGCGATATATACCTGTAATTACATTTCTTCCTGTTTCATTTCGTTCTTGCTACCTGGATTCTTTGCTTTGAGATACTCTTCGAAACTTGACATCAC